GGTGTGCAGATTGATCATCAAGTCTGCGGTGTAGGCGGGCCACGAAACGTAATCGACGCCGACGAACGAGATGCCGCCGGTAATCACTCCGACGATGTCAGGGTCGTGCAGGAAGACGCGGTCCGCCAACATGCGCGCAGCGTCGTATCCGGCATCGGCGTAGAACACGATTGGATCGCCGTAGAGCGGCGAGACGTTGAATAGTCCGGCCTCCCCGGCGGCGATGTGCCCGAAGCCGTGAACCTCCAGAGTGCCGTTGTACGCATTGGCGTTCTGCGCCGACAGGCTGCCCGATCCCTCGACCGGCCTGTCCGGCACCAGCACGTTGCGGCTGTCGCTCCAGTCGCCGACGAAATAGAAACTGTTGCCCCATCCGACATCGCTGTTGCGCGTGTAGCGAACGTCTATCGGCTCAAGCCCAGGCACCACCGAGTCGAGGTGCAACTCCGACTTTTCGTGATCATACGATCCGTCAAAGCGCATCGTGACAAGCTGCGGCACGATGGCTTCCGCGCAAACAAAACGCTCGTCGTCGTTCACGAAGTCCTCGGTGGTGACGGCCCAGCCAGCTTGGCCAGGGATCGATACCCGCTCGTAGTCAATCGAGTTGACGCCGTTGATCTCTTTGGTGAACCGATAAATCTGAAGCGGGTGATCGGTGCCTCTGATCCTCAAGTACGCTTTGCGACCGTACAGCGACCATCCGTCATCGAGGCCAACGGCATCCTCGACGCCGCCGTCGCCCACATACATCACATCGACGCCGTCCCAGCCCACGCCCTGGTAGAACGTGATCCGCACTTCCGGCATCATCTGAATCCAGAAGTCGTATTCCTCCTTGGTCAGTGATGGCGATGCGTAGAACGACTGCGGCGGGCGGATCGCCTCTTGGATGGTGTAGCCCTGCGGCCCGACGAAATCCCGGCCCGAGTAGTGCAGGGCCATCGCGATGCCGTCCTGGGTGCCGCGAAGGCTCTTGTACTCCCACTGTCGCGCGGTCCATTCGCGCTGCGTGCTTTCACTCCAGCCATCCTCCCACAGGATCGTGCCCATCCCGTAGGCGAGATAGGGCAAGTTGCCGAAGCTGATCTTGTAGGGATTCCACTGGTCGTTGATGATCTCAGCGTAGGTGCCGATCAGCCGCTCGCCGTCAACGTCGGCCATCGCCTTTTCGAGTCCGCTCGCTGAGCGGTACAGCAGCCTCGCACCGGGCGCTTTGATGATGCCTTCGGTGACGATGTCGCTCATAGCTGGCGACCGGCCAGCGTGACGTTGATGTTGGTGACCTTCACCACCCAGTCGAGCGGAATATTCACGTCCTTTTCTGGCGAAACGATATCGACGTGGTGAACGCCTGACAGCGAACACGCCGCATGAATTGCCGTGTGCGTGTGATCGTGGCCGAGCCAGTATTGGCTATCGACCAAGTTCTGCAAATTGAGCGCGATCTTCGCGAGCGTCTGGTCCGGTGCCGGTCCGGGGTATAGCCACACGCGAACGATGTACTCGACCTCCTTGATCTTCGGCGGGTTGACCGAGATCACGTCTGTCAGCCCCTGCCGCGATAGCGATTGGATGTACGCGCGGATGCGGACCAGTTGCTCTTGCGATGGCGACGGGTCCGCATCAAGGCCCATCAAGCAAGTGATCAGTATCGTCGGATAGTAGTCGTGCAGCACAGAGCGGATCGCGGTGACATCGCGCAACGCTGGCTCTGCTGTCAGCGCCCAGAACTCGTAGGCCTCCGCTGTGCCGTGCGCCGACAGCGTGTTCGGCGACAGCCAGATGCGACGACGATATCGGTCGTCAGTCTCGCCTTCCAGGCGCGGCACGCCGCCGGGATATCGCGAAGCGACAGCATCAAGGTCTGTGCCGACAGCGTAGGCGAGCGTGATCGAGCGCGCCGCCTGATTGACGCGGTCGCGCAGCATCAACTCGAAATACGCGCAGGCCTCCTGGTTGATCTTGATCGGATCGAACTCAAGTTGCTCAACGTCGTACTGCGCCGCTGATGGCGGGTCGTAGACCGACCACAACTCCTTCAGCCGACCCATGCGGTCAGCGATAATTTGCTCAACGTCGATCTGCTCCAGCACCACCATTGGCTGGAGGTTCGCTGGCAATAAAATCGAGATGCGCTCGGTCAACCGATCCGTGAGCGCCTGTCCACCATTTGCCATTTAGAATTTACTCCCAGGCGGGATGGCTGGAGTTGTACCTTGACCGTAAGCGGGAGCGCCGGAAACCAGACCGGACCGACTCTCCCACATGTTATAGCCGCGCGAGACTAGACCAACAGTGCGACGCTGTTGCGGTTGGTCGTTGCCGAGATGCCCGCGCGGGCGATAGCTGCCATCCATCGACGTTGTCAGATGTCCGGACCGCAATTCCTCGGCGGACGTGAGAGATGAACCGTCACTGCGCTTGCCTACGCGCACGCGCGTGATGCGATAGTTCGGCTCCCACAAGTCGATGCCCATCGCGATAGCCCAGTAGAACCGCGCGATGGTTGGCTCGGTCGCATTCTGCCCGATCAGGTGCGGCACGAACGAGCCGACCCATCCACGCAGGATGCGTTCGTGATAGCGCGTCGAGAAGATCAGCAGCATCGACTGGATGACGTGATCCCACCCGGTCAGCACCTTTCCGGTGACGCGGTCCATGCCGATGCGGACCGGGTTCAGGACGATGCGGCCATTCTTGAGGTCTGGCCACATATCCAGGTTGGGATCGTAGATGTAGGACACTCGCTTACACCGGCTGCTTCGGCGTGGGCTGCTTCGACTGCGGTTGCTTGTCCTTCTTGGCCTTCGCCCGATCACGCTTGCGCTTGTTCATCCGCTCCGCTGACGGGCTGGACAGCGCGAACGACGGAGCGCCGGACTGTGCCTTCTTGTCGTACTTCGGCACGCGCTTCGGATCATCGTCTGGGTTCGCGCTACGCCCGCGCGTGATCTGCGACAAAACCTTCTTCGACTTGTCGCTGAGCTTCGACAGCGGCTCGCGTCCGGCCAGCCCCTGATCGATCCACCACTGCACCATCTGCGGCATCGCGAGGACGTGCAGATTTTCTGCCTTGTCGCCGTTCTTCTTGTCCTCCTCCTTAATCACACGCAGGCCACCCAACTCGTCGCCCGCGCGAACGCCTGGATCGTAGACGTAGAACTTCTGCAGGATCACTTGCTTCATTGCCGTCTCTCCTGTTGATCGGGGGTTTAAGCGTCGTCGTTCGGGATCGGGTCGCGCTTGAGGATCGGCGGCTGCGACAAGAAAATCTTGCCGTTCGCCACCACGACCCAGTCCGTCTTGTTGCGTATCTTCGCACCCATCTTGTGCGCGGCGACGCGGCCATCGGTGCCGACGCGGTGCGTGATGCCGCCCTTCTCGTTCATCCTGGTCTTCATCTTGGCCTTCGAGCCGCCGACGTGACCCTTCTTCTGCTGCTTTTGGCCGCCGCCAGCTTGGCCGGATTGGCCAGATTGCTGCTGCTTCTCTTCGTCCTGCAGCCACATATCGACGCCGCTCTTGGTCTGCTTCTGGCGGTAGCTTTCAAGCTGGTAGGACTCCTCGTCCTGGCCAGAGCCGTCCGCCTGCTCTGGCGTCTTGAAGTTTTTGTTCGGAGCATACGGCGCGATCATGCCCTGCGTGATGTCGCCGTTCGGGCAAATCACCGACAGCGTCTGCCCCTTCTTGTAGAACCGTTGCTCGGTCGCGCCGCCACGATGGTTCGAGGTGTTGAGCCACGGCGACAGCACTTCTTTTCCCTTGCCGTCCTTGCCAACAACCATCCGCAGCTTGGTGCCCTTCACTTCGTGGACGGTGCCGACCTGAAACGTCTGCGCCGCCTGACGGCGCAACGCCGAAAGCTCCTGCATGATGCGCTGGTAGTCTTCAGCCATAGGCTATCTCCTCCTCAATCCGATCTTCATCTTCCCACCCGCCTGGGCGATGACGTTCTGTGCAAGCTGGCGCAGCGTCACGTCAGTCTCCAGCGGGGTTCGCATTTGCCCGCCCATGCGGCGGCCAGTGCTGCTGCCAGACAGCGTCGTCATCCGCACCGGAAGACGTTTCCCCGGTTTGTTGTAGGGCATGATGATGCAGCGGCAGTTCGGGTGCTTAGGTACGTGCTGCGTCGCGACCTCAATCGGCATCGGGCCAGACGCAGCAAGCTCCTCGCAGTCCATGCAGACCAGATCATCCTTCGCTGAAACCACGATCACCAGTTCACCGGGTTGGCGCTTGCCGAACTCCCTGATCTCGCGCTGGCCAGCGAGCGTGTCCACCTTCTCTTCCATCAACCGCTTGCTGACTTCGACCTCGTATTTCAGGTTCCCGCGAGTGGCGCGTCGCACCTTGATCATGCCGCGCACCTGTTCGAGCGTTAAGCCGGTGCGCTGCTGCAGTTGCGTCGCCACCAGAGCAACGACGCCGTCGCCGACAGTGTTGACGCCGACAGCAAGCAATGGATTCGTAATCTTTGACACCATCGCTGCGCGGTTGGCGAACCGCACAAGCGCATCGGTGTCGATCTTAAGGTTGATCCCCCTCGCCATCGATAGCGACCTTGTCCTTTTTATCGACCACCTTGACCGACACGACGTTCGTGCTGATCGCATACTCGTCGATCAAGCCAGTCTCTTCGTTGCCTTCCATCTGGATGTCGTCGTGCTTGATCTCGCGCAGGATCGGTGCCTCGCCGCGCGTGTCGGTGAGATCGTCGCCATACTGCGTCGCGATGTCCGGCAGATCAGATGAAAGGGGTGCAAGCCCGATGGCACGCAAACCCAGACGCCGCACACCAAGTGTAGCCTGCACCCGCTCCCAATCTGGAGCGGCTGTCTGAGCGATCAGCGCGTCGCAGATTTCTCCAGCATGCTCCATGTGCGCCTCCGGGTTGCGCTTCTCGACCTGAGAGAACAGGCTGATCGGATGATTGACGGAAACCGGCACACCGGGCGGCAAGTCCGCAACCACGTCACAAATCACTGACAGTTGACGCGCAGCCCAGCGCCTGTCGCGGTCCGATGACGCGCCGCGCTGCCCAGAGACGCGCTCGACCCGCATCACGAAGCACTTGAACAATTCGGTCCACTCGTTCTTCGGATCGCCAAACAGCGCCGCGAATGCTTGGTCCTCGACCATGTCGAGCGCCATTTCCATGCCCGCATCGGTAAGCGGCGTCTTGATGACAGCATCCTTACCGATCTCGCCCTCCACCTTCGACGCGACGCCAATCTCCAGACAGAGGTTCAATTCGCGGCGAACGTTGTAGAGATCGGTGCCGTCCACCTCCACGCGGTTGTCGGCGTCGGTGAAGACGACGATGTAGGGTTTGGCCTCCTCGTTCAGCGTCAGCGCCTGCGCCAGCGGCGTGTTGTCGGAATCGAACACCCGATCATCCGCCCACGTCGAGCCACGCAGCGCAGCGACTGCTGTCAGGCGCGTGAGCATGCGGATGATGCTCATTTATGAAACCAGCCCCGGAGTCTCGCCCGCCATTTCCATCGATACGGTCCGCACCATTTTTCGCCGTCCTCTGTAAACAGGCTGACCCACCAACCAAGGTCAGTCAGAACGTACTGCTTCATTCGTCCTCGATAACCCTCACCATATGCACGTCAGGACGCCCACCGGGTTCAGGGTGGATGAACGTCACCTCATGCGTCTCGTTGCGCTCAGGAAAGAACACCCGGTCGCCCTTCTTCAACTGCACCTGTCGGATCGGCTCTTCGCGGATCGACAGCGAAGTGTCCACCGTTGCTTGCGTGTGCATCGCACCGCCTCCGGTCTGCTCGACCGCGCCGCGCGACTGGTCGAAGATGCCGCGCGCGATCAGTTGCGTTCGCGTTTCGTCAGGCACCGCCGCACGGTAGCCGCCGCTCACCGTCTTCATTGGCTTCAGCACCACCGGCTCGCCGAACACGCGGTCGATCTCATCGTCAATCGGGACGAGGTCGCCTGGGATCGTGCGTGTGCTGCGCCTGACCATCATGTCCACACAAGGAGAAGAACTGCGGCAACGACGAGAGCAGCCAGCAGAGCGAGAAACCACTTCTCGTTCAGTAGGGCTTTAATCATCAGCCATGCTCAATTGTTGCAGTGACAATCGTTACCTGTTTGCCGAGTTCGAGATTGATCGTGTCCAGCACGATCTCGAAGTCATGCTGACCGTCCTGGGTGACATCGACACCGACCGACATGTCGTCGATCACCAGCGTGCCGCTGCCGTCGCTGATGGTGCCGATCTTTGCTTGCCCCTCGATGGCAACGAACGCCGTCGCGGGCGCGCACAGAACCAGATCGGCCCCGACCTGATAGAACGATGGCCGCGTCATCACCAACGTGGCCAGCACGACGCGATCCTCGTTGCGTAATTCGATGGCACCAGGACCGCCGCCGCCGTCGATGGAGTCGAGGACGGCCTTCATCCGCAACCGCTTAACGTTGAGTGTGTATTCCATTTTAGATCACCGCGATGTGGGCAACGTTTCGCCTGCGAAATGACAAGTACAGTTGACCGTAGGGCGTGGCAGTCCAGAACTCGTCGGAAGCGACGAACGAGCCGCCGCCCGACGACTGCTTTTGTGAGTCTGTGCCGACCCGCTCGTATGACACTTGCCTGTCACGGAAGCGGACCGACTTGACCCATATCTTCCCGAGTTCGGGATCAACGACGCCGCCACCACCACCAGCTTCGCCCTCGCCGCTGATTTCACCACCGCTCGCTTGATCGTGCATCGAGAGGTAGTGGGCCGCCGCGTACATCACGGCGACCTTGGCGTCGATGGGCCACCAGAACGTATCGACCCACTGCATTGCGATGTCCAAGTAGAGTTGGACCTGTGGGTCAGACACGTCCGCGAACTCCGGGAACGCCTCCCGAAATTCGGCAACGGTAGGTGGCAGCGTCGGGTTGATCGCCATTGTCTCAGGCCTTCTTCTTGGCCGCTTCCTTCTCTTCGGCCCGTTCGTCGGCCTCGCGCTTCTTCGCCTCGGCCTCGCGCTTCTTGGCCTCGGCCTCGCGCTGTTCTTTCGCCGTCGCCAGCTTCACGCCACCTGGGCTGCCGCTGATCTCGAACGAGGGAATCTCCTCGGTCGCGACGATCTCCTTGATCTTGTTGAAGTCCGCCTCGGTCATGTTGAACTCTTTCTCCTCGCCGGGACGCACAACAACTTGGCCGCCTTCCTCCGTCACGAAGCCGCGTGACTGGTTGCCGGTATTTTTCACCTTGGCCATCAGGCCCTCCTGTTAATCGTGTTAATCGTGTTGACCCAGAATCCGCGCCGCGATTAGCGCCGCGATTTCCGCCGCGATTAGATGCCGTCGAGGTAGCGCATCGCTGCGGGCATGCGGATTTCGATTCCGCCGACCCGGAAGATTCCTGGCACGTCGAACACCAACGGGCCACGCTGCCAAACTGGCAAGAACTTGTGACGCATCGGAATCCACATCTTCAGCACCGATGGATCGCGGCGGTATGCCACCATTCGCGAAATTCCGCCCAGCCCAGCCGTCTCCAACCCGCGCACGCCAGCGAGGGTGATGGGGCGTCCGGTCTGCACCGTCAGCACGTTGTACTTCTTGATCCAGTCGAGCAGCGTGATCGGCTGG